AATTTTTCTCGTGTATTTCTTTTCTCTTCTTTTCCTCTTCCTTCTAAATATTCTTTAAAAGTTATACCACCATCTTTGTAACCCATTATACCACCATCCTTTGCTCCCTGGTACTCGATGCTTTGTGATGTAACAAAATCTTCTACTTCACCTGGACTAACAGCTTGATCACCAAATGTATCTCCAACGTTAGAGTAATATTGTTTTAGATATGGTCCTAACTGTTCTATTCTAGCTTGATACTCTTCTTCTGTTTCTTCAGGCTGTTTAGCAAACAAGCCACCTAGTAAACCTGCTCCTGCTCCAATTCCTAATATACCTTTTGTGCCAAGGCCACCTAAAGCACTTTTAGCACCTCCAAAAGCTCTAGATAAAAAATTACCAAATCCTGGGGCTTTACCACCCATAGCATTAGGGGATAATGCCTTACCTCCAAACAAAGAACCAAATTTTGAACCTAACATTCTAAAATTACCAAGGCCACCTCCACCTCCGAGTGCTCCACCTAAACCATAAGCCCCTAGTCCTAATAAGGCAGCTTTACCTATTGGCGACTTAATAACTTTTTTAATTGGTCTAGTAATCTTCTTTACGAGACTTCCTAGTCCATATAATTGTCTTGGTTCTTGCATTCTTGAAATTGCCATAATCTTTTAAAATATCCTATTTTTAATCGTTTTACAACTCATTCGATTGAGCACCAATGTTGATTTGAGCGACTTTTACATGCACATCTCGTCTTATATGTTCTCGTTGAGTGGCAGTATTAGAGTCGTTTACATCAGCATCTGCCTCAGCATCTGACATATACTCTTGTCCTGTTTGAGTATTGGTCAAAGTAATCTCTACTTCAGGGGTAATAACCTTAGTTTTTTTACCCTCTATTATCTTAATCTCTTCTTTAGCTTCTTGTTCTATGAACGGCATATTTCTCCTATGATCGACTAATTTGTAATACAGAAGCGGTCATCTTTATTACATTAGTCTGTGTTGTTTGCATTTTTAATATATCTCCTGCTTCAAGTATAAGGATATTGTTAAATGTGAGTAAATCAACTCCATTACTTGCAAGAACATTTGATACTTCATATTCAAAATCAGTAGAACTTGAGGCATCAAAAACTTTACTTGTAACATCTAGTGCACTCCCGTGTGTGTTAAACAATTTAATTGTTTTAATAATACTAGTTGTAGCGTCAGGTGAAGTGTACATACTAACGTCACTTCCTGATGCGTTAACCACTGCTTGAATATTCTTATATACATTAGCCATTAATTTGAAAAGAAAGTAAATCTTTCTGTTTCCTCCTTTTGAGACTGTAAAAACGTAGAGTTCAATTGTTCAACGATTGCTCGCAATGCTCTGTTAATTTGTCTTTGGTTATCAACTTCATATTGTTCTTTGGGTTCTGGTAATCTTACTATTATCTTTGTCATTATGTTGATCCCATTGTAGCTGTTGTTCCTCTACCGCCGGCATTTGGATCGCCTTCCATAAAGTCGGTATCTTGAGCAAAAGAAGATTGATACCCACCTGTGCCTTGAGCCCTGTTTCTATCTTGCATATTTCTAGCTTGTCTTTGTTGTTCTGCTTCGATAGCAGCTTTTTCTGCTTCTAGTTTTGCTTGTAAATCTAATAGTCCTTTAGTTACTTTACCTTTTTTCTTTTGTATTGTTCTACCAATCCTAGCTAATCGTGCATCTATAGCAGCTGGAATACCTTTACCGAATGCAGAAGAAATATTATATCCTTTCATTGCACTTTCTACAAGTTCTCCTGTTATTGGATCTGTATAAAAACTTGGTTGATTACCCATGTTTCCATAAAAGTTTCCTACAACCTGTTCTGCAACTGTAGGTCCTCGAGCCCCGAAACCTAAAATACCTCCACCTATTGCACCTCCTAAAGCACCAAGGGGACCTAAAAGACCAAACCCTAATTGTGCACCACCTTGTGATAACAGATTAGAACTCAATGCCTTAATCCCAAAATCTCTAGCTTTACCTAACATACTTTTAGTTCTACCTGCATTAGGAAAAGCTGCATCATATTCATAATCAAAAGGTGCAGCTTGAAATAAATTATCTGTTTGTTTAAAACCACCTGGATTGATATTAGTAATACCACCTCCACCGCCTCCACTTCCACCTCCTGGAAAAAAAGATTTGTATCCTGGAACACTAGCAGTCGCTGCCGTGGGCGTTCCTGTTGTAGGACCTACCCCTTGATAATAGTTATATAAATCAAAGACTCGATTTGGAGTCGGCCTATAATTTTGCATAAAATCAACGTTAGGTTTTACCATTATCTTCTCCCATCAGGTTGTAGATCAATTCTAACAGTTCCAAATCTCCAGCTTTCTGAAGTTCCTGTGTTAGCGATCTGAATATTTGCAAATCGACCACGTGCTCTTGTATCAATCTTCTCTGTAGACGATGTTATCGTAAAAGGACTATAAGTGCTAGTGGTATCTGATTGAGCAGGAAAATTTTTAATACCTACAGTAACCACAGCGTTTCCTGTTAAAACTTTAAAGTTAGGTAATATTCTTCTCATAGCTAGAAAGAACTCTCCGCTACCTTTAACATCTAAATCAAAATCATAAGATTTAATATTTGATGCAATAGCTGTAGTTGTTCCATTAGGATTAATTTGATCAGTTCCTACTTCATGTTCAAAATAGGTTGTTTGACCTAACCCTGTTTCACCTATAATTGAAGGGAAAGTTCCTGTGCTTGAACTATCAAATTTAGTTGCAAAAGGTTTTGGATATACAATAGAATCAACCCAAGTTGTTCTAGGCTCATTTCCTGTATACCATATTAATCCATTTTGTGGATTGGACTCACCATAATTATAAACAACATATCTGTTATTATAAGTAGAACCTGACGTTGGATACCACCAAACTACTTCTGAAAACAAATTATTAATACCTGCACAAACTTGTTGACCTTTTGTTGTATCAAAATCATCGTATACATAATCTTCTACAGAAGATAACAAAGTTTTAACTGTACCATCAAAAGCAAAGAAACCATTGTTACTTATCCAATAAGCAACACCATCAATTTCAACGGCAGCATTCTGTCCTATTAATCCACAGTTAGTACCTACTTGATCAAAGCCAAATGTAAAAGGAGCTCCAACAAACTTCATAGTATAGAGTGCGTTGTCAGTCCAAACTAAAATATTTTCTTTTGCAACTAATGCACCTACAATTTTAGTACCATCCTGTAGTCGCTGTGTACCCGCAGAGTTAATCGCTGTGGGTGTATAATCATTGATAGACTCTTGATCTGAGAACCTAATAAACATATCGTCTTGAGTTGTTGGATCACCAATTGTTGTTTCTGTTCCAAAATGAATTAAGTGTCTTGTCGTTGGTGATATTAAAGTTGATCTTGTTGCTGTAGGATTACCTAAATTTCCACTGATAGCTGTAGAAAAATTAGTGGTTGTTTTAGAGGCTCTTGTTGTAAAGTTAGCTGCAATAGAAGAGTCCCAAGTAAACGTTTCACCATTCGCTATAGTTGCAACTAATACTTGACCAAAGTTACTCAATGACCATAGCCCTGGTTCTAGAGTAATGGTTGATGCAGATACTGCACTTCCAAAACCAGCCCATAATGTTGCGTCTTGAACTGTTGCATTAGTAGAATGAGCTTGACCATTTGATGTACCAGGTGTTGCTGTTCCTGATGCACCTCTACCAATAGTTAAAAAATTTGTAGAGTTAGTTGAAGCATAAGTAATTAATTCAGCATTTGGAACTGTGCCAACGGCTATCGTTCCTGCTGATGCAAATCCTGCTGTGGCATCTACAGTCACTGCTGTACCAGATCCACCTGTACCTGCGGTGTCTGCTAGTAATGCTCCATCTAATTCTGTGCTTTGTGATCCTGTAACATTTCCACCATAGTTACCAATACCAAAACCATATCCATATGACTGTGCGGCAGGACCAACAGTTTGATAAGGTTCAACTATACAAGAACTTCCTGAAGTTAAATCTGAACCACCACCATTAGCTTCTGCTGATGGCGATGTAATTGTAAAAGTTGTAGACGTTGGAACTGTTATAACTTGGCAAAGTTTATCTTCAAAAGTTGAAGCAGCTATACTAGAACCTGTTGGCATTGTCACTGAATCTAATTCAATAATATCTCCTACTTCTAATCCATGGTTTGTTGATGTTGTAATAGTAACAGCCGTTCCTCTAGTTGTACTTGTAGTTATAGTTGAACCTGTAAAAGTTGTTTGAGCTCCTGCGTTATTACTTCTAAAAGGTGTGATGTCATACAAAGCACCTTCAAAGTAAATAAGTAAAAATTTATCTGTGCCTATTGCTACATATCTATTACCATCAAGGTCAACAAATGCGTGTTGTTTTCTAGCAACACCTACAATTGTATCGGGAAGTAGTGAAGACCATCCCCCAACTTTTTCAGGGAGATTATATCTAAAACGAACATTATCAGAATCTACCCATCTGTTTTCTGCACCGACAGAAGTATCTTGTTTATCGATTCCTGACCTAAATTTAAAATCAATGAGAGCCATTAATGTAGCCCCTATGCTGTATTAGTTTTAAATGCCCAACCCCTTGTCGCATCTACATACACCAATGTAATTGACTGACCAGCTGTGCTTAAAGTTAAATCAGAAGCTGATGAGTTAATAGGTTGACCATTTCTACCAATAGTACAATTATTTGAAGAAAAAGTTCCTCTTGTATCTAAAACACTAACTTCATCTCCAACAGCAGGAGACGAAGGTAAATTTATTGTAATTGGATTGGCTGTTGTGTTAGCAAAAATTTGTGCCCCTGCCACCGTTGTGTAGGGACTATTAGAATCAGTTATTGTTTCATAACCTTTTTCGATAATAGATGTAACTGTTTCTGTACCGTTAGACTTACAAAGAATAGTTGATCCTGGAGGTATTGGTTGTGCGGTTCCACTAGCTGTCAATACACTTAAAGTTCTGTTTGATGTTCCTCTAACGGTGTCATCTTTAATAATCCAAACTCTAGTAACACCAGAACCACTTGGCATAGTTAAAGTTCTGTCACCTGATAAAGTTCCAGTTAATCTTAAATATGCATTTTTACCATTTGATGCAGCACCATCTGTTAAATCTAATGTAACACTAGCGCCTGCCATATCTACGTCTAAAGCACCTGATGATCCTTGTTCTAAGATTTGTAAATTTGTATTAGTGATTCCACCCCATTGTCCGGCTTTCTCACCTGTTGTTATAATTTCTAGTTTTAAGTCTGATGAATAAGTTGATGCCATATTAATTTGTGTCTATTCGTGTCCAAACCATGTCTACGCCTGGAACTATTTCACTCCATGTTATTGCCGCAACTTCGCCTGTAGCTAGAGTTAAATCAACTGCTGTAGGGTCTATATTTGCGTCAGCAGTTATTGTAACACTTCCCGTAGATAAGGTCAATTGATTTACAGAAGGCGTAATATCTACACTTGTGCTTGCTACTGCTGTGCCGGTGGTTAATGTAACCTGACTACCTGTAGCAGTAAAATTAGAATCTGCCGTAATCGTTAATGTTCCAAGGCCTAATGTTAATCTATTTGGATTTGGTACTTCAGTAATAGAATCTGCTGTAATAGCAAAGTTACCAATATTAATATCTAATTGATTTCCAACTACACTTATTTGTACATCACCAGCTGTTTGAGCTGTTGCGAAAGGTAATGCTGATATTGCGTCAAATCCTAAACTCATAAATAATCCTTAAAAGGAGACAGTGAGG